AATTCCACTGATTTTTGAACCAGTGCTATGCCCGTAAGCACCTCTGCTATCATGTTGCCCCCAAGCTAAACTGTGCATATTAGGCACAGCCGTTATATTTTCCACCTTGTGTTGCGGCACCCATCCCACGGGCGTTCATCCGTTTCATTGTGGTAGGTATTTTAACTTCCGCGGTTTTCCCATAAGGGATACGACCCTGATCATCAATCTGAGCATACGTTTTTGGCGCAGGGGCTTTCTCTGGGGTGTTGGTTACAATCTTTACTACGCTTTTCATCCTTCTCTACCTCTCTGTTTAACCATTTCACGTTCCATAGCCGATTGGATACGCGCTGATGTTTGGCGCTCTTGACTCGCCAGACGTTGTTGGAATTGATCCGCCCTTGTTCTTTGGTTCTGGGCGTCAAGGTTAAGCTTGGCCTGATCCACTTGAGCGTCTGCCTGCTCGGCTTGCGCCTTAATCTGTAGCTCTTTCTCTTTAAGCTGAACCAAAGGATCGGGACCTTGACCCGATACCTGCTGGGACATCTTCTGAACCATCTGCATACCCTGCGCCACAAATTGAGCAGTAATACCTTCGATAGCCAGCATCTCTTCCTCTGTCGCCGCTTCTCCGCCTACCGCTTGACGCTGTTGAATAAACTGAACCGCAGCTTGTTCCCGAGCAGAGATTTTTACATGTTCCATGATATGCTTTTGTAGCTCCATAGCCATTGGAGGCATAGAGCTTATCATTGGGGACGCGCCAAAAACAAGGTGCGCCATAATATGAGCTTCATGCTCCTGACCCTCAAAAGCTTTAAGAGGCACCATATCCAGAACATCTATGTTTTCTTGAGCAGGATCTTTTGGCTCTGGCTCATCGTCAGGAATACGTTTCATTATTCGATCAACGTCCCGTACTCCGAGTGCGTCGTACATGTCGCGATAAACTTCGTACATGTTATGTAACTCTGGGGCCGCACCAGCCAATTGTAGCTTGGTTTGTGCCACCGCAATACGTTGAGCTTGACTAAATACGTTTGGATCAGATACCGGGATTATATCCACCCGATCATCAAAATCAGTACGCATTACAGTGTTGTCCGACCCCTCTACCGAATAAGGGTATTCCTGCGGCAAACTCTCGCTCATTACGCGAGCCAGAATCTTAAATTCTTGTTTCATGCCGTAATGCAGGCGCTTGTGCACCGCGCTCATTACCCGTGAGCCTTGCTCCAACATTGCGATAGTTGTTCCGACCGCAGCATTTTGGTTTCCATCACCAACTTTCATGTCTGTGATGGTCGCAAACCTCTGACCGGCATCAACAACAAAGCCCAACAAAGCAAACAATGTCTGGTCCGGTCCTTTAAATGGCAGCGGCATAAGGCTGTCACGAATAGCCCCTCCGGGTGCGTCCACGTCTCTGAACTCCCCGGGCTGAAGCGGCTCATCGTCGTCCCGGATACGGAGCCCACGGGCTTTGAAACCCGCTGGGAGGTTGGACAACGTACCGGCGTCGATTAGCTGCCTCAGTGCCGCCGTGGCAGTCCGTGACAGACCGCCAATTGTGTGAATAAGACCCAAGCCATAGAAACCAAAGCCCGGGAGGAATTTATAATGCACAAAATATTGAATTTTGCGCTTTAACTCATCTTCTTCACGATAATTACGGCGGATAGACAATATCTGGCCGTTGTCATAACTAATTGTTACAACATATGGTACTTTAATACCGGTCGGTTCGTCGTCCTCATCGGTTTCTTCATAACCCTCAAGATCCAAATCAACATGACATTCCAAAATAGTGCAGTCATAATCAATCTGAGTTGGGCTCACACCATCAATTCGGTCTAATTCATCACTTACAGAAGTTTCTTCGTTCTGCGCCGGGATAACCGGAATATCTAAATAAAAACCCGAAACCTGTTTTTTACGCAAGTCGTTAAGAGACATGCGGATAGACTGCGTAATATTGGGGCAAGTGTCTAAATCTGAGGTTTCGTAGGGCACAACAAGGTGCTCTGCCGGTATAAACTTGCTTACCGCTCGACCCAAAGTCTCGTCATAGTAAACCTTTTTAAAGGTGCTTCCCGCTAGCGGTAAATAAAACAGCATCTGATCCATGTCCGGAGTGTAATCTTCCATTACACTCGTGACATAGTAGTTCATAAACTGCCTTACGCGTTGCGACTGAGCTTGCTTTTCCCTTGTTTCGCTTCCCATAATAGCAGTTCGCACGGGGCCACTGGCTGGCAACAACTCATTGAACGCCTGCGCTTGAAACTGCGTAGCCGCCTCGGCAAGCAACGGGTGTGTAACCCCAGAAGCCCCTCTAAAAGGCTGGGTCCTCTCTTCGTAGTTGAACCCAAGGAGTTCAAGACCGTTTGCATAAGCATCTTCCCAATCCTGCCTTCCTGCTTTATTAGCATCATACTCACTTAACAATTCACCCGAAATACGAGACAGTTCCCGATCCGGTATTTCTTCAGCCAGATTAGCGTAAAAGTCGTCGTTTTCACCCCGTTGATCAGACGGATCAAAATCAATTGTTACGCCACCGTCGTCTTCCGGCAAAATCTCAATATCCATGCCCTCCGCCATGCCTTCAAAAGCCACGACGTTGTCCATGCTGCCCGGAATCTCTAACTCGACTTCCGCATTTAAATCTTCTGGGTCTAACTGTGAAGGGACATTGTTGTCCATCAAACCGCCTATTGGTTTACGCGCCATCCGTGTTCTCCTCTTAGCCTAACTTACCATAGGCCGATACATATTCCTAGCTATTGGTGCAAGAGCGGCTACGCCCCGTGGGCCGCGGGTCATGTTCCGCGCAGTATCCGCTAATGTTATTACGCCGCCTTTTGCTTTATCCACTACTTTTAAATTTTTACGGACAAGCTCTTTTCTGGCCTCGTCTAAGCTAATCTCTCCATCCAACAGTCTTCTTGCGGTGTCCGAATCAAGCGGTGGAATACCCGGTGCTCTTTCAAAATCTGCCTTATGACCGCGAACCAAAGACTCCGCAGGAATCCTTGTACCCGTCGGCACATGTATCGTGTCAACCATAGACACGAAGCCCCCTACATTATCCGAGTCTATCGGGGCAGAATTAGTGAAGTCGTAACTGGGGAACGCACCATCTTCAACTGTGAAAGGCGGCTGAGTATCATCTCTTAGTTTTATTGGGGCCGGAGCAGGTGCGGGTCCTTTTTTCGGGTACTCTATTTTATTTTTCAGGTTATCTGGTATCTTGTCTACGTTAATCAGACCCTCTACATCAACTAAACCCATCTCGGACGGCGGTACAGTGCCTACGTTTATCCCCGGCCTGCCTTTGGGGATTATAACTGACGCCTCCCCTTCTTTAGCCATCTCTAAAGAAAATTCCAACTCTTTCATGTCGTCAAACAGACCAAACCGTGTCCTCAACGGAAACTCCGGATTAGAAGCAATCAAGGCCTCCTTCTCACGTATTTCAGCAAGATAAGCGGGGTAGTCCATTTCCTGTGTCCCGCGCATAACACCTGTTCCGGGTTGTATCTCTTTTACATATTCAAGCGCAGCCCCTGTATTCCCGCCCGGAGCCGCTTCCGTTGCACGAGCCCCTTTGATAGCTACATCCATAGGAAACAACTTGCGGCGCTCACTTACCGGCATACCCTCTGTTGCCAAAGCATACCCTTCTTGCAGACGAGCCATAAACTCGCCTCGCGTTTTCATGTAATTGCCCATAGCAGACGGGCCCTGTTTTAAAGACCCTGCCGCGTCCTTTTCTCTGTATATGTCAATACCAAGCGCCTGATAGGCTTCAGCCTCTTTAAACGCTTTTGCCTCTTTCTCCGCAATAAGCCGATACATCTCTGCTTTTACTTCATTCGCATAAGGAATTTCATCTAAATTAACAGGAGCGGTGCTATTCGTATTTCCCGGCCACATTCTAGTTAAATTATCAGGAGCTCCCGGATTTGCCTTCTTTACGTTAAACTGCGCCGCCTTAACTAGGTTTTCTAAATTCTTGGCTTCTCCTCTGGGCCGAAGCTCATTAAAAAAGTCATAAGGATTAAAATTCGTGTACCCCGGTTCGTCTATCATTTTAAGGCTCTCATAGAGAGCAAAGTTGTCAAACAATTTGCCAGACACGCTTTCTTTAACCAAAAACGGAGAACTGCCTCTAGGCAAATCCCCTCTTGTCTGTAACACATGAGCTATTTCATGCACCATCAAGGTGGACGTGTACCGGTCATTCCCTAAATACTCCGCTCCAATAGCAATCGTGTTGGTGCTATCATCCCAGTGGCCGCCGGACCCTTTTGACGGCTTTTCAATAATTCTGACATCTATGTCATCCTTTAAATCTGGGAATACATCAAAAAGTGGGTGATCCTCGCCCATCACATCTTTTAACTTAAACTGTACGCTTCTTCCGTATTCACCGCCGCTGTGTCCCCGCTCAACAAAAAAGTTTTTTGGGTCTTTCAAGTTTTCAAAAGAGTCCATAATTTTTTCAGCGGATGCTTCCGCGGATACCTTGGTTCCGACCGACTCCGGCAAAAGGTTACTTATCTTGATCTGACTTAAATTATCCGGGATATCAAAAACCATCTTGGTTTCTAACGGAGAGTCGTCTGAATCCATAAAATCCGGGCCGCGACCGGGCCGCGCATCCACATTAATACGCATGAACCCCGTCTCTTCAAACACCTTGCGGGGGTCCTCGCCAGCTTCCAAACGCTTCTGAGCTTCGGACTCCTTGTACTTTATTCCCCTTACCCATTGTGGGTTCATTCCCGGCGTGTCCGCAGACGCCAGCATTTCCGTGACAGAGGTGTCGGGTAATCCATCGTCCGGTACGGGTATTAGCCGACCATCGGGGGTTACCGCCTGTGAGCGCACGTTTGGTAAATACTGCATAAAGTCCTGTATGCCGCTTGAAACAGCTTTAGCACCGCGGGCCGTGATCAATTCACCGGCACCCGTAATTCCGCCAGCTAAACGCCCTAAGTCACGATAGTCTTCTAAACCCGACTCCGCAGGAGGAAAGAACCGTGAGCCGAGGGCCTCGGAGCCAAATCTTTTAACAAAAGCCTGCGCGTAGGGGTCCGCGGCAGACAAAGCCGACGCTATAGGAGAAGTTCTTAACAAACGGGGGTCTATTTGAGACGCAATGCCCGTGGCGGCCGCGCCTATATCTGCGAAAGAACCACCTAAATCCGTTGTAGCGCCCTGAAGGGCACCAGTTCCTAGCTCACGGTATGCGCCTTCTGGGGGCGGTTCGTATGAAACGAAATCATCTTCTGGATTATCAGCCAACGTCGCGCCCCAGAACAATATACATTTGGTCCGCTACCTCCGGACTAAAGCTTCGCGGGGAGGCTCCCCCCATCTTCATTAGCTTATTATCCATAGCATCTAAACGAACCATTTGACCAAACTTAAAACCGCGCTTTTTGTCAAATTTTTGGTCTTGTATACGGCGACGTTTGAATTGCTCCGGGGCAAGACCTTGGTAGATATCAAAAGCCTCTATGCCCGAGTAATCCGGGTCCGCTTGCAAGGGACCGGTGGTGTCCTCGTCTTTACCAAGGCTAGCCATTATACCTACGTTACCTGAGTCGTCTGTCTCCATGTACTCCTGAAAGCTGGGATACGTGGGCCGCGCACGACCTTCTTCGTCAAACGGAATGATACCTTGATCCGTGAGCGGCGGTGCAAACTGGTCGCTGTCTTCATAAAGGTCGAAGCGCCGCGGGTCTTCGGCTTCAAAGCTATAGTTGGGACCCTCGTAGTACGGATCAGTGATCTGGTCGCCTTCGCGGTATACGCGGCCGGGGAACTCGCCAACGTAGTACTCGTCCCCGGGTTGGGAAGGAGTCGCGAACATATCGTTCATGGACAGGCTACCCATGTCCACGTAGCCCGGTTCTCCCGCGCCTAGCGATACCGCTCCACCCTCCCCAAATCTCAGGGCCCTTTGAAAAACACTGGCAATACCCAGTGGGTTAGAGGCGTAGTTGGGCGAATTAACCCCTAAACCCGGCCTAATTCCCAAAGCATTAAGGCGGTGCTGCTGTTCAGGGGAAGGCTCAATAGTCTGAAGGGGCTGCATCGGACCTGTGCCTGACATATTGAAATACGGAGAGTCCGTAGACATCTCGCTTTCAATGTTTGACGCAAAGTCGCCGGGAACAGCGGGCTGAGTTTGATTCAAAAACATAGCGCCCCCTTCAAAACCCGGATACTCGGTCGTGGAAGCCTGCATAGGTTGACTGGTAATCGGGGCCCCCCGAGGGTTGTTTTCTATCATTTGTCCTTGAATGGAAGGAAGCGGAGG